ATCAGGAGAAAATCACCTTTTTAGTTTCTACTGTGGCACAAGCTTTTATTTTAACTTGGTGTTTATTAGTGCTTTCTCTTGGATATATAAAACTACCTAATAAGCTATTTGGAATAGATATACCAGATCAGCCTAGAGTTGATTCAACTTTTGCTGCTGGACTTTTAGGAAATATATTAGGTGGGTTGGGTATTAGTGTTAATGCAGCACAGGGAGCCAAGAAGAAAAAGAAAGAAGAAGGAGAAAATGGTAATATCGGTAACTCTGCTAGTGGCACTCAGACTATAATAATAAAACAACCATTAGAAATCGTCACAACAAAACCTGACGTAATCAAAGTTGATCCCACAAAAAAATGAAAAAACTACTTCCATTTTTGCTTTTAGTATCTGCACCAGCTTATGCAGATATAACTCAGAAGTTCACAACATCTGCCCAGATTACGGTAGATATGCCATACTCTGTTACCAATAAATTGGGTACGACTTATTCAATATCAGGTAATAACATAACTCCATCTGTAACTAGCGGAGGATCTACAACTTCTGGTGCTATCGGTGGATTAAATGTTGGAAGTTTAACAGCAGGTGTACCTGCAATGATTCAAACTGACAAAGCTATCACAACAGCAGGTTCAGCCTTTTCTCTTACTGAAGCGGTGACAATGGGTGATGCAACACCATCAGCAATAACACCATCGTCAGGCATAGCAGCATTACCTCATCTCGGTGGACAAACTACAATAGGTTCTGGAGGAACTCTCGGTTCTGGAGCAATGACCAGTTTATCGTCAGGGGTTACAACCTGTTCTGGTGCATTTGGATCAGGTTCTAGTTGCGTTGCCTCAACTAC